TAAAATCTTTGTATGTGCAGTATGGATATAAATCATTTTTAATTAATGCCTCCATAGCAACAGCTTGAACCGCATCATGCTCTAAGGGATTAAAATTCATGCCACCTTTCTTCTCAGTTTTTTTAACCATCCTAGCGTCAACGGAAGCTAACTTTAGTTTTTTATATATATTATTTGACATTTTTTCCTTTCTTTATTTTTGGTATTGGCCTTAATGTTTCAAGCATCCTATCTTTAAATGCTATCTCATCTTTTAATTTTTGTATCTTGTCTTTATATTTTTCATCAATACCGCTAATTATTTCATCTCTTTCTAATAATTTTTTTGAGTATGATTTGTTATCTCTTTCAAGATTTCTTATGTTTGTTTGCATCTTGGCAAGTTCCATCATTACTTTATCAGTCATTAATTGCCTCTCTTTCTTCTACTTTCTTTTATGTATTCATAAATAAAAGATAAGTCATTATCATTTATAACTTTATGAATATTTAATTTTAAATAACGCATTATTTTATTTAAAATATATGTATCATTTCTTACTTGTTCTTTTTTTATATTCTCAATCATTTTCCTCCTTATAGTTTTTCATAAAAGTCTTCTAGCCTTTGCATATCTTCTTCATGGTAGTTCTCTAATAAAAAATTAGATTTGTAGTTTCTAATTTCTGACCAATCCACACCAATAATCATAGCAAGTTTTCTCATATCTCCATTTGCCATCCTCAACATTTCCTGTCTTTGAATATTAATTTGTATAAATTTTTTAAAAAAATATTGAAGTCCTTTGGGCGTAAGTTCCCAACAATTATCAGGGGTAAAGATAGTATAATCGCTATCACCTACATAAATTAAATAAGGTTTATATTTATAATCAAAATGTTTTGAATAGATTGCTGTTTGAATACAATGGGTAAATTGAGGATATTTTATTGCTTGAGATTTAGAATATACCCAATCCCCAATTCTATTTTCATTTGGCTTATCATCTTTCTTAGGTTTTTTTAATGGCTTCAAACTCACACTACCAAACCTATTTTTATGTTCAGTTATCTTTTTTTCATTATCATTAACGCAATCAATGTAACCTTCATTAGCAAGGTTTAATGTTTGACCCATGTACTTATCATTGTACCAATCAGAGAAAGGTTTTTCTGAAGACCATCCTGAAAAATTATCGGACACTTCATTGATAGCTTCTAAGTGTCTTTCAACATAACCTTTAATTTTTTTTAAAATAAATTGTGCTTTCATCTTATGCTTCTCCTCAAACTCAAACTGTTCTATGTGAGTTTTAAAAGCAAGTTCCACATCATCAATCTTTGCCTGACCTACTAATATATTTTGAAACCAATCATGGACAAATGTACCAGCTTTAAAACTGATAGATGGTTTTTCTTGTTTAAATTTTAAGTATGGGAATAGTTGATATTTGTTATACCACATCCAATTAGAAAGTGCTGTTTGACTAGGTGAGGTTGTTGCTTTATTAAAATCACCTTCAGTCCAAGCTAAATCTGTAAATCTTTCTTCCATCTGATTAAAGTATTTACAAATTATTTACAATTAAGTCAATAGTTTTATTTGATTTATTTTTAAAATAATATATCTAATATAAATGAGTGTAGAAAAGGTGGATTTAAACTGGGAAGAAATATTATCAGGTGCTTCAACTGGGATTGTCAGGGAAGTTGAAAGCCTTAGACAAAATATTAAGTGGGGTCATGGTGCTAAGTTTGACCGCTATCAAAAGTGGGGTCAGACAGTTTCAGGTACAATGTGCGAAATGGCATTGGCCAAAAAAATGAAATCGTATTTTACTCATTCAGTTAACAATTTTCATGGTAAGGATTTAATCATAGATAATAAACCAGTTCAAGTTAGATCACAGCTATATTCAAAGCCCAGTAAATCACTTATTATAAGACAAGGACATAAACCTGAAGATTATTACTTCTATGTTGGTGATGATTGCCCAACCTTTTATTTCTATGGCTACATACTGGCAAAAGATTGTCGGAAATATGGCAAGTGGACAGACTTCAATCAAGACAGGCCTCATGTTTGGTCTGTACCTATTGAAAGTCTTAAACCTATTACAGAATTTATAAATGAAACCTAGTTTAAAACCATTCTTAAAAGTAGAGCATTCATTATTAGATAATGAGGTGCTAACATCTACTGAGAAATGCCTCTATATGCTTCTGAGAAGGCTTGAGAATGCACCTAAAGGATGTACACCTTCCTATGCCTATCTAAAACGAAAACTTAAAATAAAGGACAATAGGACAGTTCTTAGAGCTTTGGACAGACTACAACTATTTGGCTATATTACATGGGTTAATAGAGGCCAGAATAAAAGTAACAAATATCATTTTAGAGGGGATACTAATTTTCAATCTATATTGCAAGACAACCTAAGATTGCGTAAGGTTATGGCACAAAAACAGAAGAATAGATACAACCAAAAATTGAGGGATAACTTTGTGAATAAGAAGGGGATAAAGGTTATAAATAGTTAACATCTTATTAACAAGGGGTCTGTCGGTGGTGTAATGAATGCAAATCGGTGGTGTAATAAATGTACCTTAATAAAGATATAATATAAATATATAACTAGTTAGTAATATGACTAAATATGTACCAATAAAAACTATACAGTATGAATTAAGTAAAATTAGAAAGTCTTCTAATTTCAACTATCAAAGAGCTATAGAACGAAATAGAAATAATCAGGCTAAAAACCCCCCCTTGACTAACCTTATTAGCTTTCTTAAAAACAAGAATACACCTGAAAAAGTTATAGATAAGATAGTTGGTGAGTACTGGGCTGAAGTTGAAAAGGATAATAGATATGAAATTAACATTGCAAACAAACTCAAGATGAAGTATGTTAAATAAGTTAACATACAATATCTAGGTATTCAGGATATGGGGGTTAATTCTTACACCTTTCTTTCTACAACCCCCTATCCTCCTTCAACTAATAGGTAGCTTTTAACTTGAAGCTAACTTCAATGTAATCTTCCCATGATTCAATATCATCTACATGATGATTTAATTGTCTTACCAACTCAAAAAGATCATTAACATCACCTATATTTATTGTCTTTCCTTTTTTAATAATAGGTTGTTTTAGCTCTGTTGTTTTTTGTTTCTTACTATCATATTTTTGTGATTGATAGCTTACTGGTGTTATATTAACATCATCATAGCTTATAAATGGTCGCATTATTTCCTTCCTTTCTTTATATTCCAAAGTGTTTTGGATATTATTTTAGCTTCATTTCTTGTTAGTATTGTCTTTGGAATTAGTTTTAATATCTTGCTGTTTATTTTTGAGATATTGTTCGTATCTTTCTCTAATTTTATCATCTCTTTCAAAGGTATTTACCCCACATAGCTCTAAATCTAGCTTGTATTCTAAATAACCTTTTATCCTTTCCATCTATTGACAGCATTATAAAATAATTAACAAGGTTGCAAGCAATATTATTGTTATTAAAATTAAAATCATTCTTACTTTCTTTCTATGTATTGCATGACCTAAAATTATCATTTCCATAAACTCTTATCAAGATCATTAAAATGCCATTGTCTTCCATGCTTTATGACTTCAGCTGTAATTAAATTGTCTTTAATATCTTTTATACCTTCAATTAAATATCTTATTTCATTTTTTTGTACCCATCCTGAATTATGAATTTTATATATATCTATCAGTAATTTTTTAAACTTTTTTTCTGTTTGATACATTACATCTAAGAAATCTTTTTTTTTACTTTGTTTTCTTTTTTTCATAAAACCTTCCATATTTATCTTTTAAATGATCTATTAACTGGTCGTAAGTTGGAATATTTTGATTGTCAAAACTACCTTTTATTTCAACCTCAATATCCTCTATATCTTCAGGAATATATCTACCTGAATTTTGATATATCTTTTTAATGGCCTCTAATTGTTGGTTAGTAGGTTGATCTTCTTGAAAAAAAGAATAGCTATCAAATCCATTTCTGTCAGTTACTCTAATGTTCCATACTTTCATATTTACCTCTTTAGTGTGTTATTAAATAATAAGTTAATAAAATTACCTCAATAATTATGTATGCTTCAATCACTTCTTATTGTTCTCACTTTCTTTCATAATCATATCAATTAAGGTATCAGAGCTATAGTTTTTTAATAAATCTTGAAGTTGCTCTAATGCTTTTTTCTTTTTTTGATACAATCTGTCTTTGTTTTCTGTCCTTACTAAGTCTAATGCGTCAAAGTCTATTGCCATTATTTCTCACTTTCTGTTAAATATTCATCAGTTTCACAATGCAAACACTCAACAATATTAATTTCATTTTCTTCATAAAGTGTTTCGCAATTATTACATTTTATTATTGTCATTTATTCCTTACTTTCTTTATTTTTTAATTGCGCTCTTTCCATATCTTCTAATTGCGCTCTTATTTCATCATGGTCAATTATTTCATAATTGCAATTATCAGGTAAGTTTGAAACTTCAGTAACAACACCGCCTTCAACATATATTTTTATTGTTT